TCTTTGAACCAAACGATGAACTTACAAGAAACGAAATCAAACAAGCAGTTGAATCATTCTTGTTAGAAGTACAAGGACAAAGAGGATTGTTTGACTTTGCAGTAGTATGTGATGAAACAAACAATACTCCGTCAAGAATTGACAGAAACGAATTGTATGTAGACATAGCGATTGAACCTGTGAAAGCAGTTGAGTTTATATTCATTCCAATTAGACTCAAAAACACTGGTGAAATTGATAAACTAGGTCTATAAAGGTTAGGAAAGGTATAAAAAAGTAGTATAAGAAAAATACTATAAATATTAAAAAGGAGAAGATATGTCAGTAGCAACTTTAAGTAAATTTACAGTACCTTTGGCAAGTGATCAATCAGCGTCAAACCAGGGGCTATTGATGCCAAAACTCCAATACAGATTTAGACTGATATTGGAAAATTTTGGAGTATCAACTCCTAGAACAGAACTCACTAAACAAGTGATCGATGTAACAAGACCAAGTCTAACTTTTGATGAAACAATTTTAGATGTGTACAACTCAAGAGTATATCTTGCAGGTAAACACACATGGGATCCACTCACAATCAATCTAAGAGATGATGTAAACAACTCTGTGACAAGATTGTGTGGAGAACAAATACAGAAACAATTTGATTTCTTTGAACAAAGTTCAGCATCCAGTGGTACTGATTACAAATTCACAGGCAGAATTGAAATGCTTGATGGTGGTAATGGTGCTAATGCTGTTACTGTATTGGAAACTTGGGAACTGTACGGTGCTTATGTACAGAACATCAACTACAATACAATGGCTTATGCAACTTCAGATCCTGCTACAATTACATTATCAGTAAGATATGACAATGCAATACAGGCTCCAAGAGGAACTGGTGTAGGCACAGCGGTAGCGAGAACTTTAGGTACGTTGGTTACTGGGGGTGGTTCTACTCAAGCAGTTTAATTGAGGAGGCTGAATGGCCCACTTCATCAACAACTTCTTACAGTTACTTGATCCTAATCAAATCCTTAAGGATTTTCAACATGCATCTAGACTGTACATTGATGGTCAGCATAGACTTGAACCAAAACGACCGTGGCTCTACTATGTTGTCATCAACAGGTTTGGTGGTGCTACAGGCTTTGGCGGTGCAAGTAACCAACTTGAACTTGGACAATTAGTAAAACAAGCAACATTACCTTCATACAACTTTAATGTTGAAACACAAAATCAATACAACAGAAAAACACAGAAGCAAACACAAATAACTTATGATCCTGTACAGATTGATTTTCATGATGACAATGCTGATGTTGTAATTGGCTTTTTCAATGACTACTACAAATATTATTTTAGAGATTCAAAATACAGTGGTGCACAATTTGATCCAATGTCAAGATACAAACAAGACTTCACAGCAAGTTGGGGATTAGATAATGGACAGTCTTTGCCATTTTTAAGAGATATACAACTGTTTACAATCAACAAAAGAAGGTTTACAAGTTATACATTGATACTGCCTACAATTACACAGTTCTCACATGACACAGTAGGGCAACAAGAAGATGGAACACTAGGACATTCAATGACAGTGGCATATGAAGCAGTGCTGATCAAACAAGGCACAGTAGGTGGTGCTGGACCAACAGGCTTTACAACACTACACTATGACAACTCTCCATCACCTTTGACCATAGCAGGTGGAGGAGGTGCTTCAATATTTGGCAGAGGTGGTCTTGTACAAGGTGGCATCAGTGCATTCAAAAACCTTGCATCAGGCAATCCTGCAGGAATATTAGAAGCAATTAATGTGTATAGAAACTACAGGACTGGCGGATACAAAGCAGGTGCTGGAGAAGAAATACAAGGCATTATCAAACGTGGTATTCAAGGCATAAGAACTACCAACATAGGTGGTGCAAGTTCACCAGGTGTTGTATTTCCAAGAAAACAAAGAAAAAACAAAGCAGATGCTGTGTTAGTTGAACGTATCGACAATGCATACAGGGTAGATGACGAACTGCCAAACATAAATGCACCTGTGCCTAACACAACCAGCGATCCACAATCCAATGCTTATGCAGTGACTGAAGATGAAACAAGACTGTTAACACCAGAAGAAACATACACTTACTTCAAAAACAACCATGTTGCACTAGATGGACTTGCTAGAGACTATGTGTATAGAACTGAACAACAAGATATAGATGATATCAACACGGTAAAAACAAATTATGATGCCTTAAGTCAAACAGTTAAGTCGTCATATAGAGCAAAAGCATTAGGCAAAGCAAAAACATTAGCACAAGAAGGCAAAATTAATTTGTTACTTCCTGTAACTCAAATCAATGATGTTAATTCTGTTGCAAATAATGATCTAGGCAGTTACACAATATCTGTTGATGGTGACACAGTGACTGAAACATACACTGATGATGATGGTATAGTGACTACATACAACAACTCGGCAGTTTAACATGGCATATAAAAATTTAAACAACAACTACAACCCAACGCAAAATCAAAACATCAGCACAAATCTTCCTGTTGAGCCAATACAAAAAGTTGATCTTACACAAAAAACATTGCGTATATTTGGAGATTACTTTGATAAAGAAGTAACAATCAACAGTGGTGAGTTCGATGCTGTAAAGGCCTTCTTCAAAGGCAAAGATTATACAAACGAATCTGCTGATACTATCGCTTATGTGTTATGTAGACAAGCAAAAGTTGACAACATCACAGCAATGCAAATTTTAGATCAACTTAACGCAACAGATCCACAAGAACTTACTGACATTGTCGCAGAAATATTGAACTTGTATAGATTCAAAAGCAGTTTGATAGGTAAAAAAGAGGACAATGCAACTCCAAGTGTTGTATCAAGAAACATCTTAGGGTAATATCATGAGACCAAAGTGGGCCTCTGGAACATACACCATAAAAAATCCTGACAAATACTTGGGACTGAAAACTCCAAGATATAGATCATCATGGGAACAAGTGTTTATGAGATTCTGTGATGAGAATCCAAGTGTGTCTAAATGGGCAAGTGAATCTATCAAGATACCTTATCAAAATCCGCTGAACGGAAAACACACAGTGTATGTGCCTGATTTTTTTATACAGTATGTTGATAAAAATGGAAAAAGCATGTCTGAATTGATTGAAATAAAACCTAAACGTCAAACAAGAATACAAGCGGCAGAAAAAGGTATATCAACCAAAGCGGCAGTGGCTATGAACAATGCCAAATGGGAGGCGGCTGGTGCTTGGTGTAGGCAAAAAGGCATAAAATTTAGGGTGTTGACTGAAGACGACATATTTCACAACCCAAAAAGACGCTAATAACTACAGTATGACCAAAAAATTAGAAGAATTATTGAATCTGCCTGAAGTAAAAGAAGCAATTGACAAAGCAGAAATGGACGAAGTGAGAGATGACGAGGATCTCAAAGATGTTGTTGCTTTAGATGAGCCTGCAGATGAGAATTCTTTGAAAAATCAAGATCCAAAAGACCTTGAAACCATAAATCGAAAGTTGGACAAAATTGAAGAAGCACTTCCACAGGTCAAAGGACTGGACACAGTTGGTGAGGAGATGGATGATATTGCAAATAAGGCAATGGACACTTACAAAGACCTTATGGATTTGGGTATGAATGTAGAATCACGTTACAGTGGGCGAATTTTTGAGGTTGCGGCTTCTATGATGCGTAATGCTGTTGATGCCAAAGCGGCAAAAATGGAGAAAAAACTAAAAATGGTTGAATTACAACTTAAAAAACGTAAACTTGACCAAGAATCTGGTGGCGAAGAGCCAATAGAAGCAGAAGGTAGCATTATATTTGACCGTAATGAACTATTAAAAAGAATTGCAAACAGCGATAAATAAACTATAAGGAAAACACAATGAAATCATTCAAAGAATACTTGACGGAATCCAAAAAAACTTACGATTTTCGAATTAAGATCGCTGGAGATTTGCCAGAAGGTGCTGATAAAATGATGAAAACAGCATTAGAAAAATTTGGTGTAGAAGCACACAAAAAACTTTCATCAACTATGGTACAAGAACATCCATTAGATTTTCCTATGTTGAAAAATATGTCAGTGACAGTGTTTGAAACTTCCTTAAATTATCCAACAAATTCAGAAGGCCTAAGAGATTACCTGTGTGATTACCTAGACATTAATCACCAAAATTTAAAAGTTAAAAAACCAGGTGAGCCAACTGAGGAATACCAAGAAACAAAAGCAGACGATTACGAAACAAAACTTACTGATGGTGAATACAAAGATGCACCAAAAATTGACCCAGAAGCAAGTTACGGTGACAAGTACAACATGACTATGCTGAAGGCACTGATGGACGAAGACAAAGGTCCAAAAGAAGATAGACAAGCAAAACCAGTAGGTGGTGAATCAAAAGAAGACATGAAGGGTATGCAGACTGATCCAGAAGGTGGACCAAGTCCATTGGGAAATAAAACGTCACATACAAACAGCAAAAAAAGAGGAGAACTGTAATGGCTAAACATGATGAAGAAATGCAAAGATTGATTGACATAGTAAATGTTGATGCTGTAAACAGAGTTTCAAAACCTTTCAAAGTCGAAGACGCATACAAAGAAGATAAAAAAGAAGAATTGCAAGAAGCGATCAAAATACAAACTGACACGCCAGAAGAAGCAATGGCTATGATGCAAATCTTAAAAAATGCAGGCATAGAACAAAAAATGCCTGACATGGAACGCCCAGACATGCCAATGAAACAGGACATGGAAACAGAAGATGAGCATGAAATAGAGCAAGGCGCAGATTACAGAAATTCACCAGACGAAAAATATGACAATGATGATCCA